GGTGTAATTGTAAATGTACCAGTAACATTGGGATATGTATCATCATATCCAACAAAAAAATTAAGTTTGTAGTAAGTTACACCATTTCTAGTAATAGTCTCTACTTCGGATACTGCAGCACTTGTAGATTCATCTGTTGTTTTTTTAATTGTCTGACCAACTAGTTTTGTTGGATTTCCGGAAATATTACTTATAATTGCAACGTCTCTTCTGATATAACCAGCATCTGATGGTTTAATCAAAAACTTCTCAAGATTAATTACACTTGGAGTTTCCCCATACAGCACATTAAAAAGTATTCTAAAAGATTCGGGAGTTCCTTTAGATTCATATAAAGTTCTTGCTTCTTTTATGAAATTTCCTGCATCAAGATTTTCAGTAAAATCTAAACCTTCTAGTCCAGGTGTTAGACTAAACTTTATTTTCTTATAAAATTCTTGTAAAAATAAAGAACTTAAATTTTGTACTGAAGATCCTGATGTATGAGAGGCAGCAGAAGATTGACTAAAAACTAATTCTCCATATTGCAAATCTTTATGATAATTTGTAACGCCACTAAATCCTCTTATACACCCGGTAAAAGTATTTCCAGATATAGCAGTATACGTGATAATCTCATCATCAATTTTAAAGAGACCATACTTTGCAGGAAAACCTCTAGTACTTGATACGGAAATTGTGGTAGAAGTTGTTGTAATATCATCTTCAAGAGTTGTATATCCAACAACTACTTCTGGAGTAAGATTATCAAGTTCGATGTATTGGTCTAAGTTTTCAGCAATATCTACAGGACCACCCTGATATTCTTGAGAAATATAATATTGCTTTAAAAACTCAGCAGCCTTTGGACTTTCATCTAAGATAAATTCTGGAAGCTGACTATCAATTATTTGTTGTACTTTTACCCTAGATTCAAAACCCGTTTGTATCATATTACGACCTCATTAATTTCCCGTTTGAGTAACTTGAGCGATACGAATTTTTTGTAAAGACAACTCCGGAAATATCTTCTCCAGATGCAATTGTATCCTTTACCATATTTATTTGACTTTTCGAAACATCAAAAGACACATAAAGATCTTTAAGACCAATGACATCATTTGATTCTGGATATGCTTGTATTTCGATTAAATCATTTCCTAATTCTGTAGATGTAATTGTAATTGTATTCAGAGTTATTTCTCCATTTACATAATTTACTACTCCAGCAGATTCTACAACTACAAAAGGTGATAGTGATGCGGTAGACACGCCTGCTGAAGTTTCAATAGGTTTTACAATTGAAATGACTCCTGTCATGCCATCAGCGTTTGGAGTATCTGTTAAATAAACTATATCTGGTTCATCTTTAATATTGAATCCGGTTGATTTTATATTATACCCTGATGAATTTACGTGGAATTGATTACCAAAACATATTTCATATTGAGCTGAAGAGTTTATAAGTGCCTTTAAATCTCTTCTAATTCTAACTCTAGTAATATTTGATGTGATTGCAGTATCAGTATTATCAATTACTTGAAGAAGTTTACTATATTTAAATCTGCCACCAAATTTGTTTAAATCTACAGACTGAGAGTATTTGTTGAGTGAGTTAGTTACTCTTGTTTTTAAATCGGAAACACTTCCAACTTGATTATAATTGTAGTAAATGTAAGATTCAACCTCAACATACAGTATTTTAAGATCTACTATTTTAGGACGAACACCAGAAACACTATATTGAGTTAATTTGGATAGTATCTGCTCTTTATCAAAATCAGAAACAAATGTTCCATTTTTTGGTTTAATGCTAATTGAAACTGTTCCGTACTCTGGAGGACTTAATTCTTCGCCACCAACAACGGAAACAGACTCTGCATTACCATAAATTTTTGATTTGATAATTGTTTCATAGTCGCTTGCAGTCACTGCTCTATATTGTGAAGAATATAGGCGAGGTGCAAAGTAACGAATAGAATCAATAGTTTCTATATCAGACCCATTCTGAGCACTTTGATTTGTAGTTACATTAATTGTATTTGTTGCGATAACATTTCTGTCGTCTGCATCTCTAAAAGATCCGGCAAAACTAAATGTGTCAGCACCATTTCCATCTTTACCACTGGTTATGATATAATTTGCAGTAATGATTGAAGAATTTTCAAGTTTTTTGCCAAATATTCCGTCACCAAAAAGAAGTTGATACTTTTCGTCTTGTACTTCTTGAACTAAAAAGATTTCTGAGTTCGAATCAACATCAAAGATATTATCAACTAAAGAATATAAAGAACCAAGTCCACTATCACTAATACCTTTAACATAAACTCTGATAGTAGAAGTATCAATAAAAGGATTGTCAAGAACAAATTTTTGATCTAGTGATGCATCAACAGTAAACTTTTTGGTTAAGAAAGTTCCTTCTCTGATTGTAATATTGCTAAATGTTGCAACTCCATTTACAACAGGAACTGTAACACTTTGGGGAATTGAAAATACGTAAGAAGATCCTCTTACAGATCCAGTACATACAAGACCTGCTTGCAAAGTAATTGCAGACGTATATACTGGAGTGCCGTCTTGTAATATTTGATCTGGATCTACGTTTACACTAAATGAAACTACTGCATTAGCAGCATTTCTTGAATATGGAACATAACCAATATTTCTAGCAAGTGAAACAACATTTTCTCTTACAGTTGCAGAATCCAAAAAGGATTCGTTGACAACCATATTTGAGTTGAATGCTGTAATATATGTGTTATATGCTAACGTATCGATTAAAACAGAAAAGTTCGACCCTTCAAAATCAAAGTCCGTAAATGTGGAGTTAGCACGGAGATAATCTTTGATTGAAGTTTTTATCTGATCGAAATCTAGATTTGTAAATTGAGTAAAAGGCATTTTATCTTGTTGCCTCTAATATGAATGAAAATTGTTGTGTTGGTACTTCTTGCCCAATAATATCAAAAATTACAGTCACTTCAAACTCATTTGTATCTGGACTTGGATTGACTTCAATGTCAACATTATCAACTCTAGGTTCATAGTTAGAAATAGTGTTAATAATTTGCTCTCTGATTACAGATGCAGTTGCAAAATCAACAAAGTCAAATAAACTAGAGCGAACATCGGATCCCAAATTAGGATTAAAAAATCTTTCATTTGGGATCGTCTGAACAAGATTACGAATTGATCGTATAATTGCATTTTGATTTTTCAAAATTGGCAGGTCTTTTGTCACAGGATGTGGATCAAAAGACAGACTAATATCTTTGAATGATCTAGATATTCTAGTTACTGCCATTGGATATAAAATTTCTTGGATTATTTATGCTCATTTCCAAGAAGAACCATATCCTGGTTCAGTTCCATATTCCCAATCATCATAGTCTTCATCATTACGAATTTTTTCATGCAATTCTTGTTGTCTTTTTAAGTCATGTTTGGGCGCTAGATCGTGCATAACCTCTTGAATCACTCTTTTTGGTGATACGGTATCATAATCTGTAATCAGACGAGTAGTGCCCCACATCTCTCTCATATAATTTGAATCACGGTCTACTGGTAAGTTTGACATTTTGCTCCTGTTTTAATGAATAAAACAGAACTTTTATGAAGGAGGTTGCTATCTCCTTATCTTTATTTAACGATATACTTCTCGCAATCTAAAATTATTAGACCCCAGGTATTTTAAGATCTCAAGTGCAATTAATTTTGGATTTCCTTCACCACAAGTATAAACATCTACTGCAATAGAACCTTCTTCTGGCCAAGTATGGCAAGAAACATGACTTTCCGCAAGGGCAATGACTACTGTGCATCCTTGAGGAATAAAACAATGTGAGAAAATATTTAAAATAGTCATATTGGCACGCTTTATACCTTTCTCCATTGCCTCTTGGAGAGAAGTTACATCATTAATAAGATCAAATTTTACATCATACACCTCTAGTAGTAGGTGTTTTCCCATTGAAAAGCGTTCCAATTCAGTTTTGGCAATAAAAATGTATTTATTTGACCCAAAAACCCATTCTTTTATAGTCTTCGTCTTTGATAAACCTATACTCTGAGTAATCTTCTTCTGTTTTTTGATTCCAAACTGGAATTGCAACTGAATTACCGTATCGAAAGTCAGGATTTCTGCGAAACTGAACCTCTATTAGTTTTCCACCAATGAATTCGCAGTTAATCCATTCATATTTTTTCTTTAAGTTTCTTAAAACATCGGGAAATTCGACTTTTTTATCAATTTTTTCCCATTTTGACCACTTGTATAGGGGATTTTTTTTATCACGAGTACCTAACACCACCAATTCTTGCTTTTCATTGCAAAAGTCTACACTCAAATGTTCACCTTCAAAGAGTTCACACCAAAATTCTGATGGGTGAAAGTCATCTGTGTTCTTTTTTATCCATTCTACCCGAGCAAAACGACTCATACCAAGTAAATTAAAGGATGGTCGAACAATATAAAAGTCGGGTTTAGGAACTGTGGTTCCGGAAGGACCACAAGTATACCCTAAACGCCGACTTAGAAATAGTTTATTATAAACCCAAAGATCTTCAGAATGTATATGATTCCACTCATCATTACATTCGAGTAAATACATTACCTTTTTCCCTGCCCTCTATACTTTTTACGAGCTTTATTACGAGAAGACGCTGAATACTTGGTATTAGACCCACATCCCTGACGAGTATTCTTTGGACGCGACTCAATGATTTTGCTACCACTCAAAGATTTTTTAATTGCCATAAAAGTTATTCTCCAATAATTTCAGTTTCAAGGTCTTCAGGACGTGGAGAACCTGTCTGATAAAATTCTACCGACAAGTCCTCCATAATATCGAAATATTCTTCCTCTGTGAGTGAGGAATAAATTTTACGTCCTTTACATAGAATGTTGTATGTTTCGTTAGCCATCTCAAATGATTCTTGTTTTTTCGTGTCCAACGCGAATGCGAGGATCACACCAAATTTCAAATCCTGCTTCCTTTGCATCCAAACAGAATGATACATCTTCTCCACACATATCCTGAACTTCTCCAGATTCGAAAATTTGCATTTTAGGTGCAAACCAAGGATACTTCATTTCAGGATGCTCAAAAACCCCATTTTTGATTAGAATCCAACCAAATCCTGCATAATCAACAGTGAATGGTTTCCGACGCTTAGAAATGCTTTCGACTGTCTCATGATTCATCACTCCACCATTGTTTCTGAAGTCATCTTCTTCCATCCAATGAGCAACCGAAGTTGTGTGACCATCTTCTGTTGCGTACCATCCAGAAGCAATGTCTTTGTCCATCAGAACCAATTGCCAGAATTTTTCTGAATTGAAAACAATGTCAGAGTCAATCCAGAGTTGCCAATCATACTTGAGTTTTCCATCCCAAGGAACTTGATCTGGTCCACGAAGCACGTTTGCACCAAGACACTTGCATCGTGCAAAGTTAACCATTGAAGAATAGTCTTGTGAGATTTGAATACTTGCACCACTCTGTACCAAATCAAAACAGAGTTGTACAAAGTTCTTCAGGTAGGTATATGAGACTCCTCTACCTGGAAGACAAAAGACAATCGACTTGCCCTTTACCATTTCTCTTGCAAGATTATAGTCCCATTCTTCTGTTGGTTTTTGAGTAACGGGCGATTTTGCTTTTACCGTAAATCCTTTAGCCATAATAGAAAGTAATTACTTCAGTATCATACATCATTATGTAGTGCTTGTCAATCAGTGTATTTTTCAGAAAGAATTACTTCACTTCCATCTAGAGTAAAGCAGATCTCAGTATCTTCATACCAAGAAAGTTCATTCATAATTTGCTCTGGAATTTTAATGAAGTATTCTCCACTAATTGGATCGACCTCTATGGGTTCAAAAATATCCCCGGATTTTTTTTTCATTTCTGTTTAACCTTTTTTCGTTTTTATATAGGGAAAAAAATTTTTATAATGAGAGTAATAATTAGATCGCTTCCGTAACACTTTGTAGGTTACAGGGACCCTTCGATTTTATATACGGGGGTTTAACCTTATATCCTTATCTTATATCTTATAACACGCGCCGGCGCCACCGCAACGCCCGCAATTTTACCCTGCCAAACACGAACGAATGAGACTGCCCCTCACGAATAAACGCAAGGGGCAGCGAAGGGGTCACCCCCACTGATTGGACCGCCACCCGCTGATGGGGCACGGTGCCACATCGCCGGTATGGGTCTCAGACCACTGAGCGGCAATCAGGGTGGCAGAGTGCCCAACGGGGGCAGTAATACGGTTGAACTGACTGCCGTCGTTCTTGTATGCGACCCACACGGTCTGGCGATCGGTGAGGCGGGAGGCAGGGGAGAGGCGCATCGGTCGTCTGTCGGTTGACTTGTGTATTGTAGCAGGTCAGCGGTCGTTCAGGTGCTTTTCAAATCCCCGTGCCATTCCCTGCAGGAAGGCGGTGCCGGTCCGTTGCCAGAATCCAGGATCGACAATCAGTTCGGCAATGGCGCGGATGACATCCCGAGCGGTCATCTGTGACAGACGCTCCCGTTCGGCGGGGGTCAGGTCAGCGACGGCATCATCCCAAGCGTCAATCAGTTTGGTTTCCAGGTCGGGGCGGGTCATCGGGTCCGTTGCGGTTGAGAGTATTGTAGCAGGTCGGGGGTCACCACCACCATCCGCCTTTGGGGTTGAATGGCAGTCCGATGGCGACCCATAGCATAGGGATGCCGATCGCGGCGAGCATCCATAGGGCGGCGGCAACGTAGTGATTCATCAGGGGGGGTGTCGGTTGCTCTGATATTGTAGCAGGTCAGGCGTCCCGTGCCGCTAGGAGCAGGGCGTGGAATTTATGAAACTCATGAGTCATTCCAGGCGACAGGGTTGGGCGTCCCTTGCTTCCGTGAGTCGGCAGGTGGAAGGTCTGGGGGATGCTAGGATGGGTCACCTTGTCGTGACTGCCGCCGGGTTTGATGGTGGCGCCTGCCTTGAGAATCAGGCGACGTGCCTCACGAACTTTGATAGGGGTCATGAGTCAGAGGGAGTTCAGTTGGGCGGCGATGCGCTCTGCCTCAGCAGCGGAGCGGCAACGGTCTGCATCATACCAGACCCCAGCGATGAGGCGGCGCTGGATTCGGTTGCCTTCGGCGCGGTAGATTCCAGCAGCGGGCAGGAGGCGATTCAGTAGGGTCTGCAGCATTGGTCCGTTGCGGTTGAGAGTATTGTAGCAGATCACCGCCACTCCAGAAAGGTAGCGGGGTTGCCATAGTCTCCGATGATGACCCCGTTGCAGCGGACCTCAGCGTAACCGTACTCTTCAGACAGAGAGTAGCAGAGGTCCCAAGCGCGGTCCTCATCAGTGGTCGTGTTCTCCCAGGGAGCGGAGGGGCAGATCACATCGTAGCGGGTCATCAGGTCGTTTGCTTTGGTTCCCATAGTATAGACCCCCTACCCGCAGTCAGCAGGCAGGGGGTGTGCGGTTTCAGAACTGGATTTCCTGCAGCGTGGCAGCGTGGTTCAGGAAGTCAGCGATGTTAGCGTCTTCCTCATCACGGACAAGGGCATCAAGAATCTGCAGCATCTCATTGCCATTGCGGGCACGGTTCAGCAGGGAAGCAGCGACGTTGAAAGAAAGGGTGGTCATCGGTTCAGGGGGGTGATGGTTGAGAGTATTGTAGCAGGTCAGCGGGCAAACTGTGCCAGACTGCTGGGAGCAACGTGAGCAGGCGATCCACAGGACCGGTAGAAGTCTACCATACGCTCTGCCTCTGCCAGGGTCTTAAACCACTGGGAGCGCCACTCGCAGGCGTTGTAGGGGGTCTGGTAACGGACTTCGATTCTCATGGGGTTGGTTGCGTTGTGAGAGAATTCTACAGGGTCAGGGGGTCGGGTGTGACCCCCCTGTGTGCCAGTTCAGAAATCGAACACGTCGCCGTTGATTTCAGCGCGGTTGACTTTAGGATCGTCCCACTTTACACCGTCCCGAGTCTCTTTAGTGCCAAATTCATAGAATGCCTCCAGCAGTTCTTCATAGCAGCAGATATCATTCTCCCGAATGAAGTTATAAATGCTCTCATCATTCTGCATCCAAAGAACAACATTCCAGGTCTCATAATTGGTCCAACCGTTGTAGGTTTGATCAGTGAGGCAGGTCTGGTAAGTGGTAGCAGGCATTGGTTTGTCTGTGGTTGACTTGTTAATTGTAAGGGGTCAGGCGGGGGGTTGGTGCCCCCCTTGTGCCACCTTATCAACTGGCACACTGAAAGCGACCGCTGTTGAAGTTAGCGTTAGAAAAGACCTCACGATTGACCAGTTTATACATACCAAACTCATTGGTCATCACATAACCTTCAGAGTCAATTCTGTTGCCGTACAGATAAGCAGCAGGACCATCATTGCGGCACAGATAGAGGCAGTCATCTTTGATAGACTTTACCAGCGCCCACAGACGCAGCAGGTTAGCATCACAATCAAAGTCATCAGGATTGACTTCCTCACCAGCACGAATGCAGGCGTTGATCTGCTGTTTGATCTTTGCTGCCTCTTTATCAGTTACAAAGGTTGCAATTTGTGCCATCTGACGGGCAAACTTGCAGACCTCATCAACATCAGCAAACGATTCTTGACCGTGTAGGATGTATGCTTGCGGTTTCACAAATTTGCAGTAGTGAGTGTCAGTGATGATAAAGTTCATCGGATACGCAACAGCATCACGCAAATCATTTTCTGCCACGTAGACAGTATGAGGTGCAACAATGATCTCCTGATAGACTACCTCAGGAAACTTGTAAGTGAGCGTGTTGGGAGTATACTCATCACTACCACCAAACCCAATAAAATCACCTTGAATGATAGCATCTGTGCGAGGCAGATAATCAAAGCAAGCGTGAAGAATACGCGCAACTTCACCCTGATAGAATGCATCAATCTCTTCATGATTGTGAGCGATACGAATCTTTTTCTTGTTAAAGACTGCTTTGGTTCCTACAAAGAACTCACCGCAGGCAGGATCAATACCCCAGACAATTGCAGGGGCACCATCAATCTTGACGCTCAACTTACCAGGATTGACGAACCAATCCAGAACAGAAAGGTCACCCGTGAGGATAGAATCTTCGGGGTGCTCAAGGTGGGTGTTTTTCATACTGCTATTGTAAGGGGTCCTGTGGGGGTCTGGGGCGGGTCTTGTGCCAGTTCCTCAACTGTCCAATTTCTTATAATCAGTCATCCAAACAATTGTGAAAACCTTTGAAACTTGAACTCTTACTATCATCATAACTTTGGTTATAACCTTCGTTATAACCTTCGTTATAAATTGCTCGGGCATAATTTAGAATAATAGAAGGAGATACTTTCCAATTTCTAATACCATCTTTATCAAGAGAAACAAGATTTACTTTTTCAGCAAGGTCAAGCATTTCTTCTTCAGTCATCAGCGGTGTCCTTTGCTGTTGAAACTATCATACGGCGTCAGGCACCCCCTACAAGGGGGTTTGTGCCACTTCCTCAACTGGCACAGGGTGGCAGGTCTGGGGGTCCTCTGGGGTCTATGATAAGGGGACAATCGGCAAAGACGGCAGCAGGGTCGCTGCCTGATCAAAGGTCGCCACCGCCCCTGCCATGAAATAATATAAAACAAAGTATAAAAAAAGGGAGGCAGATTGCCCCCCGATTCTTTATGCAAACATGAAACCATTGGTGAAATCGTATTCATTGTAGACAGGCGAAGTTCCTGCCTGCCCGATGAACTTGTGGACGAACCAATTGAAGTTGCGTTGAAACACACATTCGCCCTTGATTCCGTGCTCTTGAAGAATCGCATTCAGACGCGATTTAGTGGTCGCAGACTGATAACCACCATCGAAGATTTGCACGAAGTTGTCACCAATGGTGGCAATGTGGTTGCCGTGCAGATACACTTTGGACTCCTGAGTTTCGGCGTCAAAGGTAACCTCAGTGTTGCCAGACTTCCAATTCAGGGAGTCACGAATGGCAGCATTCATCTGGGTTTCGATCTTACGCATTGTGGGGTTTCCCTCTCAACAAATGTAGTATGGCAGGAGTCGGGGGGAATCGCAACCCCCCTTGTGCCAGTTCCGGAACTGTCACACTCCAGCAGTTCAGGATAGTATTCTGCCACTTCTTCCGTCAGTTCGTTATCACTGTACTTGTCGTAACTTCCCATCAGATAATCATAACAAAGACCCACCAAAGTTTTCATATCCATGCCATCAATAATTTGCTGGACCAGGTGATTTTGAAGTTCAGAACGGTTCATCAATTGTCTCCGAAATTGTTTGCTAGAAAGTCTTCAAGTTCAGTGAGTTTGCTCTCACTCAAGTTCCAAACATACTCACTGATAACAGTATCAAAAAGGTCAGCATCTTCACGACACTTTTCTTTCAGAAACCACTCCAGTTCTGTTCGGTTAGTCATTGTAGAACGTGACGATAATCAAGGGAAAATACACACCAACCAGTGAGATCTGTCACATGTTCAACTAAACATTGTGCGATGGATTCATCATCATCATCATCATCATCGTCATCAACTTCCACTTCATAAGTGTTACCAACCACAGAATCAATGACGGATTGTTGTTCTTCTAGAGTGAAATCTTCATCATCAAAATCAAACGAAACTTCGGTGACGTGGAGTAAAAGAGTTCTCATCAGACTTCATCCCTCATTTCAGAAAGTTTTTCATAGAGATTACGGCATTGACCAACATCAAGACCAGTGATGTTACACATTTCACCCCAACTTTCATTAAACTGATTTTCAATTATTGCTAGAATGGCATCCAGTTCTTCAAATGTGAGCGTGGTTTGTGTCATCATCAGTAATCGTAGTTAGCGTTGAGATACTCATTCACATCGAACTTTTCAGTATCACGAAGTTCGGGAATGTCAAGGTCAAAGATCTCACCTTGACTGTCAGCAATCTCACTCCAGAGTTCATCAAACATTCGGGGAATCCCTCAACGACAAATGTAATGTAGCAGGTCTCAGCGCCGCTTGGCGGTCTTCTGTGCCACTTTCACAACTGGCACGTCGTGATTCAAATTCTCATAGATTTTGCTGGTAATTGTATTAATCACCTGCAGAGTTTGAATCACGAACTGGCGAACCTTTGCGTTGCCATTGTTGTCATTGTAGGCACGCACAGCAAACTGATACAAACCCACAACGATTGCACAGATAGTTGCAACATTTAAAACCAGAGTTTGATAGAATTTAGAAGCAAACAGTTTCATAACATTTGGGGTGAGGGGGATAGTGTAGAGAATGCCTCAACCACGAATGTAACATAACCCACCACGTGGCAGATATCAACCCTCACTGTGCCACTTCGAGAACTGTCACACTAGACGAAGATATCGACTTCCTTGATGCTAACATCGACATCTTCGTCACCTTCGAGTTCTAATAATTGCTTCCAATCCATAGATTCTAGATCTAAATCATCATAACAATCGATATCTAATGTAACACGTACTAGGCGTTTGTGTGTTATCATGATACGTTATGCATAATGCTTGTATGCTAGGTCTTGATAATCATGCGTGTCTCGTGCATAATCATCATCTAGATCTAGTGTATAATGCTCATCTAGATCCGCGTAATCGTTCGTGTATGTATAGTCGAAATCGTAATCGTCGTACATAAGCTCGTCGAGATCGTGTGAGTGACTTGTGTATTATAGCATAGAGCTCGACGAGATTGCAATAGGTGTGTGCAGGTCTCGTCGAGATTCGTATGATAGTATATATGAATCTAGATGCTTCTCGTCGAGATTGTATGAGAGTCTCGTAACATAATGTCTCGTCGAGATTCTATCATACTCTCATAAGAATGTCAAGTCTCGTCTAGATTTTATGTGAGGGTCTGGGGATTTTTATGGGGGCGGGGGTTGACAAACTCTGCTTCTTATGATACGCTCGCTAAACTCACAAGTCTCAGAGGCATTTATAAGCATTAACACAAGTCTCAGAGGCATTTAATAAGACCAGGAGGCATTTATAAGCATTTAAGACATAAAGAATTGGAGGCACTTATAAGCATTTAAGACACATACATTATGAGGTTTTCCACACAAATACAATACTTTTCCACAAGTTTTCCACAATGAAATAATAAAGACTTATATATTTTTTAATACATTTTTTTAATAATAACATTATTCGGTTTATCATTCCAATGTCTTACTACACCTGCAATAATAAAGCAATTAGTAATCAGATAAGATGCAAAGATGAATGTTCGAATCAATGCTATCTTATCTGACTCCTTATTACACTTGGATGCTTTCTCTCCTAGTGCCTTTGCCCATAAGCGCCAGAGTTTATTATTTTTCATGAATTCTTATATCCTTCCATTCTGATGGATACACTAGCAAACAGACATCTCTGACCTTATGATCAAACTGTTGAATACAAACCGTAATATACTGTGAACACACAAACCGAATGATTCCTTTGAAATGCTTGTACTCAACTTCAAGTCCAGTAACAAAAGAATCGTACTTCATACAAATGCTTGTTGTAAAGGAGTTTGCTTCAATGGCATTGCTGTATAAGGTGTTGTATCTTTTGGATTTACACGCTTACCAATGGTCTTACTATTAATGGGTGAGAAGTATTCTTTTGTTTTGGTGTTGTAGAATCCCCAGATACATTTGACAGGTTTACCAAGATTATAATCAAAGCACCGATCGTAATGAATCCAAATAGCGGTGACATTACGCTTGAAATCTTCATATTCATAATACATTCCTTTTGGTGCTTTGTGAGGAAATTCAATCTTTGTCATAAACAGCACGGAGACGATTGGGTGGATAACCTAATGACAGATAATTATTGAGGAGTAGGTCACACTGCTCCTTTGTCAATTGCTTTGCTTCTTCCTCAATCAATTCCCACCCAGTGGTTGTCAATTCTTGAATACGATAAAGTTGTGTCACGTTGTAAATGCCTCCAGAATACCAGACTCATAATCTTCTTGCAATGCAAACTTTTGGGCATTGACGACTCTTTCCATAATTCGATCTGTATAACGATCATCAAACTGTTCTTCCTCTGACAGAAGAGTAAATGCTTCGGTGTCAGACTCGGCAATCAGATTAATCAGACCACCATATTCACTGGAAGGAAATGGAACCCAGTAGTCTACAATGTAAAGATACTTCATTAGTGTTTGTTTAGGACCTCTTAATTTTAGGGGAATGTGTGAGATTTGTCAACTGTCGATTCAACTCAACTTTTATCTGAATCAGATGAGAATACAGAAACTGTTCATAAGGATTTTGTTGCAGAAGAGAAGTCAGATTCTCAATTTGCAGCAGTGCAAGAATCAGTTTGGTCTGCTCATTCATAGAAACTCTGCAACAAAATAATCAACAGTCAATTCAAGTTTGGCAGCAGTGTTCTCAATATAATCATCAACCAATTCAGGTGCATCCTGTTGAAGAATGTGATAATACTGATACCACATAGGAGAAAGAGATTCAATCATTTGTGAGGATGGTTGTAGGACTCAAACAGTTTAACGTCTCTCTGAATCAGAAAGGCATTGTAGCCAAGAATCAGAAACAGAGTGACAATGCAATAAGCAATCATTTTGCGATTCATCAGCACGCTCCTGCCATAGGATTGACATTGACCGATTCAGTGTTGAAACCAGTCACTTCATAACCAAGACCAATGCGCTCTTCACATTCACGTTCAAAGTCACGCTTGGTGATACACTTGGTGCTCATCGTATCAACACCTTGAAACTTCAGCACCTTGTAGACAAACTGGGTGCTACCTTCGATGGGATAATAATCAACAACCATCGAACCAGTGGTGGAGGTCAGTTGCATTTGAGAGTGTCTCCCTCGATTACCTTTGTATTATAGGTCAGAACGACGGCACCACGTCGTTCCGTAGACCAGTTTGCGAACTGTCCATCCGCTCATAGAGCGTGTAAAGTTTGTTGTACACTGCTGGTACACTTCCATACTCTCTGGCAATCATTCTTTCTTCTCTAATGTCCAGAAGTTGCAGTGCAGATAGAATCACACCAATTTCATGAACATTCAAATTTACTTGTGTTTCAGTCATCATTTCAGTTCAATCCGATCAAATACTAGCATACCAATCTCAAAAAGCAAAGTATCATCCATATCACCCATCACACTGCGAATACCTTCAATCACAGCAGTCTGCATATATTCAGCATATCCTTCATCTTCATAGATGTAATCAATAACTGCAGGTTTCAGAGCATCTGCAATCTTGGTAATGGATGGAGTAGAGAGTTTCATTGTCATTGAATGTTCAGATACTTTTTATTGCGAATCATATGGTCCAGAACTTCACCAATCATTTGACGGTAAGTTTCATCATAGTTTTTGCTACACTCTTCATAGGCATCATACAGTTTGGTGTAGAGTGCATCCCAGTGTTGGCGATTGATGACAGTCATCAGAAGTGTGCCTCCGAATAATCAAGTTGAGCAGAATACTTTGCAATGGCATCATAACACTTTGCTGCCATCAATTCATCATTGTTGACATAATCGGACAGAAACTCAAAAGCATACTTTATACGCTGCTCGGGTTGAGCAAGGACACGCTTCAATTCTGCCTGTTGTTTGTTGTAGGCAAACATCTCACGATCAGCAAAACTGGTGGTGTAGTAGGGGTGCATCAGGCGTTTCCGTTGATTACCTTTGTATTATAGGGGCAAACGTGCCTCGCTGCCAGACCGCTGTGCCAGTTTGGAAGGTGGCACAGTGAGTTCCTCCATTATGATTTGTTTTGGTAGAAAGTTCCAGCAATAGTAACTGCTACTGAACGTGATCTTATCATTTGGACGACCATCCGGACTGTGAAACTTCATCCGTTTGTCGAACATCAACAGTTGCAGATCTTTGTCCTTGAACAGTTGCTTTGGAGCACTATCATTCAACCAAGTATTGGTCATAATCAGAGCAAAAGGTTTATTGAATGATAGTGCTCGTTCAAAGAACTTACGCTTGTTTGTGAACGGTGGATTCGATACAATCACATCCCATTGTCTTGGTTCAAATGTAAGAAAGTCCTGCCCATAAGCAATGTGAGAATAGACAACGTGATTCTGCTCGCCAATTTGCTTGACAAACTCACTTTCAGGGGTATCAAATGGACACCATACAAGAGCATCTTTGGGAATGTATTTCAGAATGGGAGTGACACCATATGCAGGTGTATAACATTCATCATTATTCCCTCCAGAATACATCAGTTTTCCACTATCGAATTCTTGTACCATTGCTCTTAATTTCTTTTTGGGAGATTGTAACACCAATGCGGGGATCTTTTGCAAATCCTTTCTTTTTTTGAGGATATTGCTTTTGAATCTTGGGAAGAAGAATCTTCAGAACAGTTTGAGCATCAAGTTTCCAAATTTCAGCAATTCTACCACCTTCATATCGTGCATAATAATGATTGGCATACTTTCCAATCTTGTCTTCAATAATATAACGTTCCTGCTCTTCCCAAGTATCCTGAACGCTGATACCATTATAAGTCCCATTGATAGATTTGGCAATGGTAGATTTATATTCTGCTCCACCTTCTTCATTAATGGCATCAGCACCCGAATAAG